AATTATTTGGGGATCAGGCAGAGAATTTCCAAGTACAAATACAGCAGACGTAACTCCTAGTTCAGGTCCTACGACTACAACTGTTACTAAAGTTGTTGATCAGTCAAGTAATGGTTTTGAAGGCACAGTAGATGGTGCTACTCAAGATGCCAATGGCCATTGGGATTTTGATGGAACTGATGACTTCATAAGTTTTCCAGAGAGTTCTTCTTTTTCTTTTGCTGATGATTTTACTGTTGAATCTTGGATATATCCTACAAGTTCAGTTGTTTTTGCCAACATATTTTCAACAGAAGATTTTGATTTTAAATTACAATTTTTAGCTGTAAGAATATACACATCTGGTGGTTCTAACACCACAGCAACTTGTAATTTGAATGAATGGAATCATGTTTTACTTTATAGAAGAAGTGGAACTTTCTATGTAAGTATCAATGGAGTTGAACAGACAGTAACTCCTCCTGCATTCACTGGTGATGGATCTAGTGCTGCTGAAATGGGAAGAAAGATTAGAAGTTCAAGTGAACATTTTGTTGGTAAGATTGCAGAGGTTCGTGTTTATCCAAGAGCCTTAACATCATCAGAAATATCTCAAAATTATAATGCTACCAAGTCTAAGTATATCAACGAAGCACCTTCTACAGCACCTAGAATTAGTTCTGATGGGATTGTATATGGTAGCAATTTGCTTCTGAACTATGACTTTAATAACAAAGTTACTTATGATAATGTTGAGAATTTATTTAAGAACAACAATTTTGCTGATCTAGTAGATTACAACTCTACTGCTAATGGAAATTTCAGTTTCAATAAAGGACCAACTAATTCTACTGTTGGACCTAATGTTATCTCTCCTGTAGGTGATCTAACTGGTGGAACTATTGTTTATGATGGCACCGATGCTAGTGCTGGTGGTATAGCATGGTCTTACAAAGACACTGCTGCTAGTGCAGATCAAAACCAAATTCAATTTGTTGATGGAGATGTAGTTACTTACAGTGTCTACGCTAAAATTGGGTCATCAAATAATGCTATCAAAGGAATTTATTTGAGAACCTATTCTCCAGAAACAGCACACGCTTTCTACCTTGACAGTGGAACTAAAGCGGGAGGTTTCAATGAGAATAGTGCTAGTGCTGCTGTCGCAGCTGCTATTTCAGATGTTGGTAATGGTTGGTATAGATGTTCCATTACATTAAATATTACTGCCAATGATGAAATTGGTTTCCAACTTTACTTGACTAATGCTGGTGGTGCTACTGGATTTAACGATGCTTCTGGGGCTGGTGATACAATTCATGCTTGGGGAGCACAAGTAGAAAGACATAATAGTGCTGGTAGACTTATTAGAACATATGGAACTGCCATCACAGCATCAAACAAAGTCAAGAACCTTTCAGGTAGTCTTTTCACTGGTACACTCGCTAGTACTGATACACCAGCGTATGTGCCTGAACCCTATGGATACTTTAGATCTACTGCTGGTAATGTAGATAATACTGGTGGGATTGTTGTGCCAGCTGCTGGTCTTCCTTCTGGATCAAATTCTAGAACCATGGAAGCATGGGTTTATATGGACAGTCTTGGAAGTAGTTCTAATCCAGTATTCTTTTCGTATGGAACTGCAGCAGCAGGTCAGCAATCTGGATTAAGATTTGTTGGATCAGGACTTCAAGTTTCATTCTGGACTGCAGCATATGATTTTAATACTGGAGTTAATCCTGGACTTAATGTTTGGTTCCATTATGTAGCAACATATAATGGAAGTACTATTGAGGCATATCTCAATGGATCTAGTATTGGAACTAAGACTGTCACACTTAGCACAGTGGTAGCTACCAATCTAACATTCTTCTATATTAATGATGGTGCAGATCCTGCTAATCATTACCCACACAATGGAAGAATTGGTGAGGCTAGAATATATGATAAAGCACTAACTGCTACAGAAGTACTCCAAAACTTCAATGCTACTAGAAGTAAGTACGGTATCTGATAAATACATAAAGCATAAAATATTACAAGGAACATAGGTAATGGCAAGGAAAACTATTCAGAGTAACTACTATCTGTTTGATGCTTCTGCGCGAGAAGTTATCATTCCTGGTGGTGTTCAAAGAGAGAACCTTATTCTGATCACCAACGTGACTGATAATAAGATTATCTACAACTTCTCTGATCCTGAACTGACTGCTACTACCTATAGTATTCAGACTGATATCAGAAACGTAACAACAACTAGAGTTGTCTTACAATATGATACAACAGGAATGTCAGACACTGATGATTTACAGATCATCGTTGATGAGTTTGAAGAGACCTTTAAACCATCAGAGACATTCAATGATGCTGTAAACAAGTCTAAGGTTTCTCAACCACAGTCACAGATTGATACTGACTTTGAGTATGGAACGCAGGACACGAAGTGGGAAGCGTTGGCAATGGTCAACAACAACCCATTTGCATATAAGTCTCAAACACCTATTGTAATTACAGAAATTCAAACTACTAGTGGTAGTAGAGAGATGGCAGTCTCTTGTTCTACACCACCTGCTGCTGGTACTGCTATCTACATGCAAGACACCACATTTCCTGGTGCTAATGGTGTGTTTATTATTGATAGTATTAGTACAACTGGTGCATTTGTTGGATTCAAATACACTGCAAAGTATGAGTGGCCATCCTCAACTGGTGGTACAGACATCTATGATAATGCTAGAACTGCAGTATATTCTGGTATTCATTTTAGTGGATCTGATCTTGGTGGAACAATTACATTGTCAACACCATCAGCAGGTGTTATGTCTGGATCTGTTCAGGTAGACACTACACAAGCACATGGTCTTGAGGTTGGTAATGAAATTGCTGTTGGTGGATCTGCAGGTACAAACGTTAATGGATCTTGGGTTGTTGCTAGAGTAGAATCTCCAACTAGATTCTATTACTATCCAGACGCAGCACCAACTGGATCTGTTGCAACAGGAACTATCAAACTATATCCTAGACCACAAGGTAACTCTGTTCATAGAGCATTTGATGGTGGTGTTAAATTCTCTACCAACTCTTTCTCTAAGAACCAACAAGCAATCAGACAAACAAAAAGATATTTCCGTTATCAATCAGGTAAAGGTGTATCGTTCTCCACTGGTTCTATCCTAGAACCAGCTATTGAAAACCTTGATAGCATCACTGCATCTGGTACTACAGTAACTGTTGTGTCAACTGATGCACATAACGTCACTAGAGATACAGTTGTTGATGTTCGTGGTGTAAACGATAACAACTACAACGGCACATACAATGTCAGTAACGTTGTTGACCCATATACTTTTCAGTATACTGCTGCTTCTGCTCCAACAGATGCTACTGCTGCAGGAGAATATACTATCACTCCAGTTAATTCCTATGGAACTAAACTAGAGATTGGTATGATGGATCAACAGAATGGTATCTTTTTCCGTTGGGCAAGTGGAAACCTTAGTGTTGTTCGTAGAACTTCTACCTTCCAGTTATCTGGTAGAGCAACAGTAACAAATGGTAGCACATTAATTTCTAGTTACGCAGGTCCTAACCTACAAACAACTAAGTTTGCAAAACAGTTGAAGCCAGGTGACTATGTTGTCATCCGTGGTGCTTCCTATCGTGTTGATGGTATCATCTCTGATACTCAGATGGTTATTTTCCCTGACTATCGTGGTCCTTCTGCAAGTAATGTACCAATTACAAAGACTGTAGAGACCGAGTGGAATCAGGCAGACTGGAACATTGACCGTTGTGATGGAACTGGTAAGACTGGTTACACTCTTGACCCAACTAAGATGCAGATGTTCTACATGGACTACTCTTGGTATGGTGCAGGTTTTGTACGCTGGGGTTTCCGTGCATTGAATGGTGACGTTATCTACGCACACAAGATTCCTAACAACAACCAGAACACTGAGGCATACATGAGATCAGGTAACCTACCTGCTCGTTACGAAGTTAATACTATTCCACCAGCAACTGTATGTTCTAGAACATTTACTTCTGGCGACTCTACTTTATATGTTGCAGATGCACCCACACATTTCCCTGACTCTGGCACACTAAGAGTTAGAAAAACTACTAGTTCTACTGCTGGTACACAAGAGTATGTAAACTATACAGGTAAGGTTGTATTCTCACAAGATATTATTTCTTCTGAGGCTGCTGGAGATACTATTACAGTTGCATCTACTACTGGTCTATCACCTGGCGGACAACAAACAATTACATTTGATACTCCATTCGCAAATATTGTAGCAAAGAAAGTATACTATGTTGCTGCAGTTCCTTCTGCAACTACATTTAAAATTACAGATACGATTGGAGACGCAACTGGTATTGCACTAACTGATGCTACTGGTTCTGCTCTATCTCCATTGTCTCGTGCTAGTGCTGGTTCATTCACTGGTGTTACTAGAGAACAGGCAGGTGCATCTGGTGTTAACTTGACAATGGCATCTGGAACTTCCTCTGGTAGTGTAAGTTCTGGTACAGGTATTCAAAAAGGACAAAGAGTTTATGGATCTGGAGTTCCTGCTGATACATTTGTTCATAGCATCTCTGGTGTTTCTATCTCATTAAGTAAGGCAGTTACTTCTGCTAACCCAACAAATATTACGTTTGCTCCACTTGGTGCTGGTTCTGCACAAGGATTCACATATGATGCAACTCAACCAACCAGTATTGAACTTCTGGAAGCAACGTCTGTACCACAGATTAGTCACTGGGGTTCATCTGTTATCATGGATGGTCGTTACGATGATGACCGAGCATATGTTTACACGGTTGGAACTAGAACTGGTAGAGAAATTAACTCTGGTCAAACGAAAGCGTTGCTAGCTATCCGTACTGCACCATCAGTTGACAATGGTATTCCTGGCTCATTTGGTGCTAGAGAACTTGTCAATAGAATGCAGTTGGTTCTAAACTCTTGTGAGATCTCAACCAACGGTGCGTTGTTCGTTGAACTAATTCTTAATCCAAATATTTCTGATACTATTATATGGGAGAACGTTGGTGGTACATCACTAGCACAATACGCAGAACTTACTAACATCGTTGATGGTAGTGGTAGAATTAACGGTGAACTAATTGGAGGAGAAGTTATCTTTGGATTCTATGCTGATACTGGTGTTGCTGCATACGATCTTGGACAAGTTAAGGAACTATCTAACTCTATTCTTGGTGGTGGATTTGATAGCTTTACTGCTACAACAGCACCTGATCCTACGGGTACTTTCCCAGACGGTCCTGAAGTATTAGGAATTCAAATCACTAACATCGCTGGTGGTCGTGGTTCAAATAGACGTGCTGCTGACGTTAGAATTTCATGGACTGAGGCACAGGCATAATGGTTACACTTATTATTGTTGTTGTCTTAATAGCTGTAACAGGTTGGGTAATAAGATATTACGATCCTCATAATTAAGATAAATAAAGTTACCTAACTTTGATAACATGACTGAAACAAAACCAGTCGTGGTTGAAGAGAAGGATAACGATGAAGACAAAAGTGAAGTTCTTGGTAATTTAGTGAAAGTTGTAGTCCTCATTTGGTCTGCATCCCTTCTTACATTCAGCTACGTTCGCTTGCCTAACGGTCAAAAGATTCTAGATTTTGATCCGACCTTCATCGCCTCGGTGTTCAGTGGATCCTTAGCTGCGTTTGGCCTCAGTCCTGCCAAGAACGGATCTGCTCCTAAGAAAGCACCTTCTATTGGTAAAAAAGAGGAACAACAAAATGCAAAAACTAATTAATGCTCTAGCAATTGTGTCGTTTGTAGGAACGGCAGGTATTGTTGGTGGTGGTGTCTTTGTATATCTACAAAGAGATACCATCATTGATGGCGTAAAAGAAAAAATTAAAGAACAAGTAATGAATGGCGTGACTGGTGCTCTACCTGGTTTGGTAGACAGTGCTGTTCCTGAACTACCATCTGCGACAGGTCCTGCACTTCCTTTCTAAAAAATGAGTGAAATCCCTGAGATTAAACTGAGGGGTGGGGATATTGACATTATCAAAATCCCATTCACCCCTGAGTATTTGTTAGAACCACCTCAAGCCATACCAATCTACCCACCAGTATCAACTGAAATTGGTGTTCCAATTGTGGATATGCCTGGATGTGTAGAGGCACATGAGGTGGAAGAAAATAATATGCTGGAAACAGACGATCCGAAAGGCGTCAAGGTATATTGTGATGCAGGGATGCCATCTTATAATCCTATGGACTACAGTCCAGATCAACTTG